CGCTTGGCTCTAGAGACCCGCTCTCTAACATCTTCGTGATTGATTTCAGTCAGGAGACCCTTAACCTTTACCCACGCCACGTTGGCGAGGTCTACGCGAACCTTCTCGCGCTAATCAACCTCGCTTCTCAGGACATCTACCGCACCACGATGCGCGGTCCTGGCAACTGGCTTCTTACCTCTCCGCTCGTCGCCTCTCTTCTTGAGAGTGCCGCCAAGCTTGAGGGTGGTATTCAACCTGCTGATGGCCCGACCAACATTGGTGCCAACAGCATTGAGTACAAGGGTAAGTTCATGGGCCGCTACGACCTCTATGTCGATCCCATGTACCCCACCGATGAGATCCTTGTTGGCTACAAGGGCGCGAACGCTATGGACGCTGGTTATATCTACGCTCCGTACATTCCGCTCCAGCAGCTTCCGACTATCACGGATCCCGAGTCCTTCCAGCCCAGGAAGGGCATCCTTACCCGCTACGGTAAGGTCCACATTGAGCCTTACAACAGGTTCTACCGCGTGATTCGTATCATCGGCCCGACTGAGAACTATCTCTTCAGCCCATTCTCCAGAAACACCGCTCTTAACGGTACTCCGGTAAGCTGATCTGAATAGATAACAAACTATTGAGGGCCAGAGGTTTTTTGTGCCTCTGGCCCTCTTTCTTTCCTATATATTCTAGAAGTTATGTACAAGTACAGAAGTAAATGCAGGTGGAATATGCTTCTTCACATCGACGGTAAAGTTGTTGAGATCAGGCCCTCCGAACTATTCGAGTCTAGATCAGAAGTAAGTTCTAGATACCTTGAGTTGGTCAAAGCACCAATCAAACAAGAGCAAAAGCCAAGAAGAAAGAAAACCTTCAAATTAGATGTCAGCAGCAGCCCCGAAAGTTGATCCTAGGTTACTAGGTTATGGAGACACCTTTGGTACTTACGCAGGTAGGAACCTTGGTGATACTGATATCTACTCAACGGCTGTAGACACCTCGAAGTTGAACACAGGCGTCCTGGCAGAGGGTGTTGAACTAAATCAATTCGAGCAAACAATCAAGGATTTCATCCTCGCTAGACTAGGCTACCCAGTCGTTCGCGTAGAGCTTACAGACTTCCAAATCAAGTCGGCTATTGATGAGTCCATCACACACTTAGATTACCACGCACCTTTCTGGTGTACTCAAATGGCAGCGTTTGAGACTTCGGCTGGCGTCAATGCCTACATGCTACCTCTGCATATTGCTCATGGTCTCTCTTACTGCGCCTACAAAAAATCTCTGCTAAGTATTCAAAACATGGCAGGGTCTTTGGAGTTTGATTTCTTTATCAAATACTTCCAAGACAACTTCTTATTCAGTAACTTCTCTGTATCAGACTTCTACCTTCTTCAGACTCATCTAGAGATGGTTAGAAAGATACTGAGTCAGGAAGGGTCCTGGGATATTATCAACGGCAATATCCTTCAACTGTACCCAACACCTACTTATACAGGAGAAACTGTTATTCTGGTCTTTAGGGGCTTGGATACTGCTACCATGCATCCATACTACAAGAACTGGATACAACGATACGCTCTTGCCGTGTCCAAGGGAATCCTTGGTGAGGTTAGAGGTAAGTATTCTTCTCTCCCTTCGCCAGGGGGTGGAGCTAGTTTAAATGGCGCTGCTCTGAGCCAGCAAAGCGAGCAGGAAAAAGAAAAGCTCAAAGAAGAGCTTCTATCTGAAATTGAAGAACCACCGACGTTCACATTATTCTAATGAAATATATCAAAAAACTATTATCTGAGCAGACGCGCACCACTGAGCGCGGAGAGAAGACCAAAGGAATGCCTCGCCCTGCCCAGCAGCCTAACTCTACTAGGACTAAGCCTGACATCAAAAAAAAGGTTGAAATGGCTAGAGAAGTCGGCCCTAAGAAAGGACAACTTCCTGGTTCCAAGCCAGAGCGGGAAGATTCTCACACAGTCTATCACCAAATGGGTATGCTCATGGCCGAGGCTCTTGGTCTTGTCTCTGAGATGAGGGGAAGACCTAGAAATAATTTTATAGCTGCCAGAGATACGTCAACTATTCAGGACAAAGCCAAGAAGACTGGGGAATCTCCAGCGGACCTTCGTGCCGCTGGTGGCTCCTCAACTTTAGCAAGTATTGCTAGAGAAGGCAGAGAACGCCGCGAGAAGGCCAAGAAGCCCACGGAAGATAAGTGAGCAACAAGAACTACAAGGTAACAACGAAGCTCCCCGAACTCCCTGATCTGGATGAGGGTGAGGGGCTTCTGAACCTATTTGATCAGGATAACCCCGACATCAATCTGTTCAACCTTGTAGATGATGAGATGATTCGTCTTGCTGGCTCAAAGTTTCACTTTTATAAATACTATCAAACTGATGAGTACGATGAGGTTTACATGGAGTCTAGAAACAAGCCCGTTTCAAAAACTCCTATTGTAGTTCATGGTCATTATGATCCTGTGGCTATGAGTGAGGAGCTTACTCAGTTTGGTATTGAATTAAACAACGATCAACTCTTTACTTTTAATAAGAGCTATATAGAGAGGAAGCTAGGTAGATCTGTCATCCCTGGAGATGTCATCAAGCCTGTCTTCCAAAATCAAAAATACGAGATCTTTGAGGTGGTAGAGGATAGCTTTGAATCTTATGGAGTTTATCACTTAGTATGCTCTGCCAAGCTCCTCAGAGATTCCGATGACGTTCAAGACACCCCACTTACAAAGGTCAGCGATGATCTTGGCGGTTACGCAGGTATAGACTAATGCATTGTATATTACTAGTATCAACACCAAGCGGTGGACTCACTTACGAAGACGGAGATGTTGTTTCCGTCCTTGACGCACACCTTAGCCCAGGCACAGCAGTTGTCGCCAATCCTACTGAAAGTTGGAGCTTCCTTTATGTAACAGATAAAGAGCACGATGACCCTGAGATGACTCAGCTTCTAGTGGCTGATACCTCTGGTTCTGGTGAATCTGAAGAGCTTATACATAAGCGAAGATACTATCTAACTTTACCAGGGGATTCTAGCGACTATACTACATACTATGAGTATGACCAAGCTCCTGCCGTTATGAAAAAGGCATGGGCGGATGTTTCTGGTTTTGTGAACGACAAGCAAGAGTAAGTAGATGCCCACAGTAGTTACGAGGACTATTGGCGTAGGAAGAGACTACGCTAACTTTACCACCGCTGAAGCTGATGTAGAAAATATTGCTACATCAGCTATCGGTGGTACTGACCTTGTAGCTAATGATGGTGCTATTGTTTTTGAGGCTGATGCGGGGACGTACTCGGAGAACGTCACCTTCCAGAGTTCGCTCACGACGGACGCAACGCGGCAGGTGACGTACAAGGCTGCTGCGGGGAGCGAGCACGGCGGCGACCATGCGGCAGGTGTGAGGATCACGGGTAGCGGCAACACGTTCAATTGCAGGGACGATTTCCTGCGGCTTGAGCAGCTTGCGGTTGAAACCACCGGCGCGTTCAACTACGCCCTAGTGCTTCAAAATCAAGGCCAAAGCGCAGAGGCGTGCATTGCGGAGTCAGTCGGAGCCTCTTGCTTTCTACTTGGACAGGTGGCCGCAGGTACGGCTCCGCAGAAGCTCACGAACTCCGTGGCAATCTGCAATTCGACATACGGGGTGTATTGTGTATCTCCAGGAATCATTCAGGTCACAAACTGCACTGTCATCCAAAGCACTGGGACTGGCTTTCGGATCTCTGACTCTGGAGCAACGCTCGCCGTTGATCTGACGAATAACGTCGTTCTGTTCGACGTACTGCGCCCCGCGTATGCTGCCTTTGGGACCCCAACCATCACAGGCTCCAACAACTTCGGCGGTAGCTCGAACCCCTTCCCCGACGCCCTCCAAGGCTCTCCGTACCCGATCACCGCCACCACAAGCTACTCACAAGCTCTTGAGTCGGGGGATTACGCTGTTTACATGGGGGCTACAGGAGCCCTTGCTAATGTTTCTGGTAACGATGTATGGCAACAAGGTGTAGGTCCCTCTGTTAACTCTGATGTACCAACAACTGATATAAAAGGTGCGAAGCGTGTTGGTGCCACAGCAAACCCAGGAGCCTTCGAGGCTGATGGGTATGTTGCTCCTACAGTTGTTACAAAAACTGTAGGTACAGGAAAGGAGTATACGAATGTTCTTTTAGCTGAAGCCGCGATAGACACAATTGCAAATACGGAATTTGGTGGGGCTAGTCTCACTAAAAATAACGGGGCTTTAGTATTTGAAATTGACGCAGGGACCTATGTTGGAGATGTTGTATTTAGTACCTCATCTGTGGATGATTCTGATGCAACTAGAAATGTCACATGGACCTGTGCTTCTGGAGCTTCTCATAACGGTATCAGTAGATCTGGAGTAGTCATAAGTACAACTACATGCCTACGAGGCAGTGATCATCATAACACTTTTAACGGTATAGAGTTTTTATTTACTACAGGAGGGTTGGCTACTTATGATGGAACGGGTCTTACTTTAGAAAACTGCCTTCTAACTATGGAGTCGGGTGTCGGTTTTGGTTTTTTTGCTTCTACAGAGAGTATCGTTAATCCAAACCGTATTAAAAACTGTGTCATAAGAGCAGAAGGAACTTCTGGTGGGGACAGGCGAGGATTTGTACTATCTCAAAATAACCAAATTGGGAGAATGGAGCTTACCAACTGCACAGGTATTTCTCAAGATCCTGCATTTACTCTTTTTTGGGTTCAAAGTTATGGTTCAAGTCGGGCTGAGTACCATTTAGTTAATTGTTTATCATTGTGTACTAAATCTTTGAATGACAGTGGGGACTCTGTTAGTATAATTACGGGCTCTAACAACTTCGGCGGCAGCAACAAACCCTTCCCCGCCGCCCTCCAAGGCTCCCCCTACCCCATCACCCCAACCACGAGCTTCAGCACGCCTCTCGGCTCAGGCGACTTCGCGGTCTACATGGGCAGCAACGGCTCGCTTGCTAATGTGTCAGGAAATGATGTATGGCAACAAGGTGTAGGTCCAGACTCTAACGCGGATGTACCAACAACCGATATAAATGGTGTAGCCCGCTCAGGTGCAACCTGTAACCCAGGAGCCTTCGAGGCCGACGGGTTCGTGGCTCCGACGGTCATCACGAGGACGGTCGGCACGGCTTCGCGGGACTATGCCTCGCTAGTGTTGGCCGAGGCTGACGTTGAGAACATCGGCAGCAGTGGCGCAGACCTCACCCGCAGCAACGAGCGCATCGAGTTCGTCTGCTACGCCGACTCGGACTTTAGCAACGTAGCCATCATCAGCGACATCGTGGCGGATCCAACGCGATATGTCTGGTGGAAGGCCGCACCCGGAGAGTCGCCGCGCGTCTACCGTGCAACTTATGTCGATATCCCTGTGCAGGATAGCTTCACTCGCTGGACGGGCATAAACGCCTACAGCAACAGCACCACCCACAATGGCTTTCGGATCGGTAACAACGCAAAGCATCCGATTGTCGAGGGCATGATCTTCGAGGACTGCGAACACGAGACGAACGGCGCGATTGGCGGGGGAATGGTGGGCATCCGAAACAACTACGCGCCTGGAAGCATCGGCACAGATCTGTTCCCGATCACTTACCGCAACCTCGTCTGCAAGGTTCAGAGCTTTACCGGAGGCGGCGGCGGCGCAAATCTTCCGAGCTTCGAGCGGTTCCTGAACTGCACCTTCTTGGGCCGAGGCGTTGGCTCCAATGTGTTCAACACCTCGCGGGGATCGGGCGTCACGGCAGACCTGTACGAGATCGTCAACTGCATCATTCTTGAGCCGAACTCAAGCGACTGCAACATCGGCGGCGGCGGCAAGAACGTCCAGGGCTCGAACAACATCGGCAACGCTGGTGCGCCGACCTCCGTCTTCACGTTCGCGCACTTTGGTATCGGGGCGCAGTACACGCCATCCACCGCCTACGACCCAGGCTCAGGGGATTTCGCTCTATATGTTGGAAGCACAGGGGAGCTTCTTAACTCTCCAAACAACGATGTAGTCGGTCAAGGTGTAGGTCCTACGGCGAATGAGGATGTACCCACAACTGATATTCTAGGCAACACTAGATCAGGTGCAACAGCCAACCCAGGAGCCTTTGAATTATTAAACACAACAAAGACAGTAACTAGAACAATTGGTGTAGGTCAGAACTACGAAACATTCAGAGATGCTGTTAATGATATAGAAAACATTGCTACCTCTGCCATAGGTAACACGAACATTCTAGACTACAACGGAGCTATTGTTTTCAATATCGTCTCTGGTCAGTATACGGATAGCACAGACCTTTACATCGACACTTCTCTGGTCACTGATAGAACTAGAAATGTAACCTTCAAAGCTGCTGATGGGCATGAGCATGGGGGTAAGCTGAATGCTGGTGTTATTTATAGTATTACTGGGGGCACATATGCATTTAGGATTAGAGATTCTCATGTAGTTCTTCAGGATATACACATAAAACAAAACCTTGCAGTAAATAAACGAGGGATTGAGCTAGATACTGTAAATGTGGCTAAAGAGGGTGGACATATAAACAGGGTTATTATAACTATACAAGGATTTTCGGGTGGAATTCAATTAAATAGAACTGGGTGGGGCACAGCAGAGGATCCCCTTTTAATAACTAACTGTTATATTAGGAATGGTAACCTAGCCATCTTTGCTCAGAACACAAACCCCGAGACATCAGACAACCATGTAAAGATAATAAACTGCACTTCTAATTCACGGGGAGGCGACAACGGAGATTTAGTATACCCTTACGCTGGAACAGGGCAGACATTAAATTTAACGATGACAAATAATGTCGTGCTGCCTAACTTCGGCAATAAAGAAGGTAGAAATATGGATAACAGTGAGAGCACAGGAACTCTTAACTGGTTTGGAACAAATAACTATGCTGTGGGTTACAGTATGGATGCAGATAGAACTTTCCCTGTGGCACAAAGAGGGTCTATTTATCCAATAACGCCAATAAGAAATACATACAACACTCTCTCTGCATCTGGAGATGAGGTAGTAGTGTCCTTTGGAAATGGTCAGCTAGTTAATGTCCCTGGTAATGCAATCTGGAATCGAGGTAGTGGTCCTGATAGTGATTCTGATGTCCCAACTGTAGATATTGGAGGTAACATAAGAACAGGAACAACTACAAACCCAGGAGCCTACAACACTGATCTAGTTATTCCCTCCACCAAAACGGTCATAGAAAAATCTGTGGATGCGGGTGGAGATGGACAATACACAACACCAGCACTAGCAGAAGCAGACATGAGAAATATCATGGTTTCTGCTACAGGTTCAAACGACATGTTCGAGGCTAACGCTCAGTTGGACATTTCCATCGGTGGAGGAGCCTACTCTCCTTTTGATTTCGGTTATGACAGAGAGAATGAAGCAAACCTATATTCAGGTCCAGAAAATCTGATTACTTTTAGCGCGTTGAACCTGAGTGATAGACCTAGATTCTTTGGAACAGATATTGGTATCAGAAGTGATTTCTTAGTTGTAGAGGGTTTTGATGTAAATGGGGGTGTAGTTGGCAATGCGATAAAATTTTTCGCTGGAGGAACTGGCGTTAAGGTCAGTAGATCAACACTAAAAAGTGGAAACATTGTTGCTTATGTAGCTGCAAATGGCAACCGAGGAACAGAGGAATATCCTGTTGTATTTGAAAACTGTGAATTCCAAAATACAGGAACCACTAGAGCAGAGTGTATTTACGCTGGAGGGGGCAGTTTTGATCACTATCTTAAAGTAATCAACTGTCAAGCTAATGCTGATAGTGCTACTGCTGGATTGACTGATAGTTTTGTCAGACTGACGAGCACTTTAAATGGAAATATAACCATGCTCAACAACCTGAACCTGAGAAATGGCAGTAGTGATCTTGAAATAGGGTTCCTTTACGCTGGTGGAGATTTCTCCTTGAGTGGCTCTAACAATGTTGGTGTTTCTGACTCTGCATTTTTTACAAGATTCAGCACCTACGGCCTAGGAAATATTCAGGCATCCGCTACGACCAGTCTATTTCCTCCAACTAATATACTTCACTCTATTTATGAAGCTAGTTCTAACAAGTTAGTTGACAGTACAAGAAATGATGCTTGGAAGCAGGGGATAGGTCCAAGCCTTAACTCAGAGATTGATGTCTTTGATATTGAGGGTAGGACAAGAGTAGTATATGATGGCCTCACCCTTACGGGCTACGATAGAGTGAACCCCGGAGCTTACGAAGTAGATACGGACTTCTGGACTCCCCCCACCGCTCCTGCTACTGGACCTACGGATGGTCCAGGGGCGTTCCCTGATCTTCCACTACAGGTCAACTTCGTTGGAGACGCCTCGACGCTTAACACTTCTTGGACAGAGGAGGACGGGGATAGTAGAAGTAGACGCTATCCTACCAGAGAAGGTGACGTAAGAGAAAAGATATTTAAGATGACACAGGCTAAGTCTAATATCTCATTTATCTACAAGGAATCCTTACGGTCAATGATAGCTTCCTTTAACGACATTGGTTACTTTAATTCGGAAGACGCCTTTGTTGGAATCAAATGCATTCACGGCAATGCCGAGCGCACCATCGCCAAGCTAAAGCAAGAGAACAGTATTATCCTCCCTATCGTATCCATTTCGCAAACTATTTCGGACAACGATGATCAGCGGCGTAGGTATGAGAGTGTTCTGGTTCACGAAAAATACTGGGATTCAGATAAGCATCGGGCTGTTAGGGTCATTAGTCTGGCTCCTCGGCCTGTAAACATCAAGTATCAGGTTAACATTTGGTGTAAGTACATGGCCGATATGGATCAGATCTTAGAGCAAATCAGGTTGAAATTTAATCCTGAGATGGATGTGCCTACAACTTACTCTACTTTAGCAAAAGCTTCCGTAGATAGTGAGGAGGCTGTGGGTAGCATGTCTGCTAAAGACAAAGAGGATCGAATAATTAAAAAGACCTTAAATGTCACATTAAAAACTTACATCCCTAGTCCCAAGTTTACCATAACTTCTACGGGTGAGATCGAAGAGCTAAACCTACTTAAAGACTAATGCCACTTATCTCAGACGAAGGAACAGCCGCAACCTGCGGACACTCACAGACGGGTAGTAGCAAGGTATTTGTTGTCGGAAAGGGAGCTTGTCGCGTAGGTGTGGATACTGCTGGAGGAGTTATACTAGGTCCTGGGGCTCCTAAAGTATTTGTAGAGAATAGCGTTGTTTCCCTGGTCGCAGATAATATCGCTGGACATGGGTTCCTTCCGCACTCATCGCCAGTGACTCAGGTAACACAAGATAAAGTGTTTGCTCAGTAAAAAAGTTTCACAAAAACCAGCAAGAAAGGGTACATACTAAAGAGAGGATTAGTCATGAAGGTTGTAAAAAACGATTGTATGCAAACAATTACAGTATACTTCAACACAGAAACGGGGTGTCTTGAAAAGTACATGAAGCCTGGGGAGTCCCTTGTGGTTCCTGAGGCGTACATAACAGAACAAATCAAAACTCTGCATCGTCGCAGAATTTTTAAAATTTCTAACGCTTGAGGACTAAGTTATGCCTAATTATGTGAGCCCTGGTGTTTACACCATTGAGAAAGACATTTCCGATTACGCACCTTCGATTAACACATCAATCGTAGGTATTGTTGGTTTCGCCTCTAAAGGACCTACCAACAAAGCTACCCTGATTACCGATCAGAACAAGTTGATCAGAACCTTTGGTGAGCCTAGTGAGGATATCGTAGGTCAGGCTCTTGAGGGTGGTCTTGAAATTCTAGAGACAACGAACTCTCTATACTTTGTTCGAGCCGCTAACGAGTCTGCTGCTGATGCCTCTGCCACAATGTCTGTAGGCACCTGTCCTGCTTTTATTGTTTCGGGTCCCGCTACGGGTGGTGATGCAGCAAACTGCTTCGGAGGAACAGGCACTGGAGCTAGTGCGCTTACTCTTAGAATTCAAGCACACGACAATGAAGGAACCCCGCAATTCACAAACAACGGTGGCGCAGGTAAGGATTTCGTCATTCCAGTAGGGACCGCCGCTTCACAGTCCGCTGCTTTAAGGAGCATTATTGGTGGCGCTCTGGATGCTGACAAGGTTGGCGTCTTCGACGATGATGCCATAGGAACGGGCAACCTGGGTCTATCTGGAGCAGTTGTTGGTGGCTTCGCGGGATCTGGAGCTTACCTTTCTGTATCTGCCGCTGAGGGTACTTCTTTCTCTGAGGGTGCTGGGGTTTCTGCGCTAAGGGC